CGTTTGTCTATAAACGATATCCTCATAAGTTGGTAGTGCACTAGAAGTTTCATTCCCCTTCATCAAGCACAGATATAAATCTTCGATCCCTACCGAATATTGAATTTCTTTATTTTCAATTGTCATATATATCATCCTCACATTCTATCTATTATTTTTTGTGCCATAATATCAGCAATTTTGTCACCTTCTGCATCAAAGGTATTCTGAACAAAATGTTTCCCTTTCACACGGCCCCTACCATTTGCTTTTTTATGGCCATGTTCAACTAAATACCAATACCAAGCCTCATCTTTAAACTCCACAGATACACGATCATCTTTCACAACAACCTTTAAGCTATCTCTTAAATGTGTTCGCTTATTTTTACTGGATGCTTTGATTTTTGGCTTTAATTTACTAGCAAAATACTTCGCCGCTTCATCTAATACATCCAGTTCGACCTTTTTATTCACACGTAATAGCGTATTGATATCTTCTAAAGCTTCAGCAAAACCATTGTTATTTGAAGGCATTACTGGATACACCTCACATACGTTATAAACTGTGTGATAGTTTCGTCGTTCTCGTCATAACCCATTCCATCAAATTGAGAATAGGACACGCCTGCTTCATTAAAAACAGCCTTTAACGGCTCGTAATCTTTTTCAGTTCCATTTGTGATAACTGCAATTTGATAAAGCGGCATATCCTTTAGGACCTTATTAGAAGCTCTCTTATGCTGCTCATTCACAAATTCATACACAATGTAAGGATAGTTTGCTGTTGTGGGTGCACTATCACGATAAACTGGAATGCCTGACTTCTTCATAATGTCTCGTAACTCTTGAAAACTAATTTGCATAAGACAGTGACACCTCCATCAATCGGTCTTCTTCTTTTACGTAAATACGCTCAATATCATAAATACGGCCGCCAACTTTTACACGATAATCCTTTTGATTGTTTTCAATCTCCCGATCAATACGAACTTCAATTTTCTTTACAATTTCATTCATATCTTTTGTCGTGAATTTATCAGTGGCTGTAACTCCAATATTGTTATATCGAATTTTCCGTTCTAATGGATATCCCATAACAGGACGGTCTGTTTCTGGATCAATGGTCTCCCCTAGTTTAAGTAGCTCACCCATCCATTTGAGTTTATTCGTCTTCCTCTTCGGCATCATAAACCTCCTGGACAAAGAATGGTGTCAAAGCATCAAGTGCTTGTTCTAATTCCTTTTCTGATACACGATATTCATAAAAAATACCCGCGCACATAATGACCAGGTATTTCACTTCTCTTCCACATGCTTTTTTTACATATCGTTGACCTTGCTCAATATAAAAAGAGAGCAAAGAATCATCCATGCCCTCTTCCCAATGAATATGAGATTTTAATTTCTCAATTAATTCATCCATATTAAGCTCCAGTAGAAGCTTTTACTTCATAACGATAAACAGTTGGTTCAAATGGTGAATAGATTAGTTGAGCATCAAGTAATGAATACAACTTAAATCCTACTCGGTTTGTATTAGTGAATAATTCTCTTAATACTTCTAATTCTAATGAACCAGTAACATCTTGAATTTTGAATGAAGAGAAGTCACCAAAATAGAAAACAGGTGTATCTTCTTGTCCTTCTTTACTGATTTCTTCCTCTTCTTCCACAAGATAGCCTAACAATTTATAATCACAACCATCTTGGGCTTGTTCTAAAGGTTTTAATAATGGGAAACCATCTTTAGTTTTCATCTTCTCAATTTTTGTAATCGCTGCTGTATTAAGCACCCAACGGGCTTTTTTACGAACAACTTTTGGCACACTATTTTTCATTGAAACAAGTTGATCATATAATTCAACATCTTCTGCTGTTGGTTTATATTCTACTGCTTTTTTAGCTAGTGCCCCTGGATTGACATTATCAGTTTCGTCGCCATGAACCATATAACGGACTTCTTTACGAACATAAGCTTTCTTTAATTCATCCATGACAATTTGTTCAATTGGTAAACCTGATTGTTTTAATAATTTTTTCGTTACAGTTGCTAATGCATCAAATTCTGTAGGTTCAAGGTATACTTCATCGAATTCAATGTCTGTTTCAGGGATTGGATTTGAACCTGTACGTTCTTTCTTATGACCTTGCGCTGTAGCCTTCTTAACTAGAATTGGATATTTCATATTACCAGTTGTTTTTACACCTTGGCCAAGTCGACGCAAGAAGTTTTCTTCTTGAGCATAAGTAATAATTTCACTAGCAATGACTTCTGGAACTGTAACTGAGCCATTACCTGCTTCGATACCTAATGCACGTGCTTCCATTTCTGAAATATTACCAACAACAAAGTTAGCAAAAGCTGAACGTATTTCTTTTTCCTTCGCTTTATTTGATTTTGCATTACGAGTAGATAATGCCGATTTAATAGCTGCCATTGCTGCTTGACGTTGTTCCGGACTTACACCTGCATTCCCTTCTGGGTTTCCAGATCTTCCTTCTCCACCTTCTCCACCTTCTCCACCTTCTCCAGATCCGGATGAGCCCTCATCTCCAGAAGAACCACCTTCATCACCTTCACCAGAACCATCACCTTCGTCACCTTCACCATCATCTTCAAGGTTAGCTAAAGCATCAGCAACTTCTTGTAATTGCTTGTTAATTTCATCGATTTCTTCTTGAATTGCTGGTAAGTCTTCAGCACGTAATTCAGGATTCTCAACCTGTGTACGTAATTCCACTAATCTTTCATTGCTTCGTTTTTGTAATGCTAATAATAATTGTTTGTTCATTTTACTTTTCCCCCAAGATTTGATTTATTTGTTTAATCATTTTCATTCGTTGTTCTATTTCTTTACCAATCTCTTTACTGCGAACTAAAGATACTTCCGTATCGTCATAAGCTGGTATTGAAACAACCGATATTTCATAAAGTTCTACTTCTTTAATGGTCCTTAATGCTGGTTCAACATTGTAATCCCAATTTTCTTCTGTTATCCAAAATCCAAATGAGCATTGGTTAATATCGCCCCTGGACATACTTTCTGCTAAATCTCGACCAACAGACGTATTAGGTAATTCAATTTCGAATTTCAGACCTTTTTCATCTTCTTCCAGTCGCAAAGTACCACTTCTTGTTCTTCCCAGGACATTATCCCAGTTGTGATTGAATAACGCTCTAATATCACTATTCTCAGAAAGAGAACGAGCAAATGCGCCAGGTTCAATAACTTCATCAAACCAGCCACCAATAGTTGTCTTTGAATTAAATACGGCTGCATAACCAGTTATCTTGGAAGGTTGTTCTTCCGTAGCATCCCTGGTACTTAATTTGGTGATGTCAAATGTCCGTGTTTCCTTTGTCTTTGCCATTTCCATCACCTCCCTTCAGTGAATCATCTGTAGCTTGTTTCTCACCAATTTTTGATAAGTCGTTTGAAATATAAATCGCTTGTGACTCAGGTGTATTTTGCATAGGGAATCCAAGCATATCCGCAACATTATCTGGTGAAGTAATTCCTGTTCGAACAATGTTGTAAGCAATGTTTGTTTTCATGCTATAAGTAACAAAATCAAGGATATTTATCTTGAATTTAATACGTTTATCCGAATTTTTTCCGAAAAAAAGAAGACTCAAATGGTCTTCAAAGTTTTTCATTATCGGTCTAACTGCCTTGTTATGCAAATACATCATTGCTTGCTCAAGGTCTTCCTTAATCAAGGCCGTATATGTGTCCACATTTACGCCTAAAAACTTACCTAAATCCTTTTTGTATACATTTAGATATGCTAAGGTCTTTTCATCATCTAGCGGGCTTTTAAGCGTCTCTATTGAATATCCTTTTCCGAGTGGAATCATTTTAACTGACCTTGCATCATCGATGGATTCCAGTTGGTCTAAAATCTTTTTAATTAATTTGGACTGTGCACCGTTCTGTGGATTAATATGCGCATCTAACTTAAGTAAAAATGCTAGTAATCCACCTTTTTTATACTTGTCAGTTAAAGTTTTCTCGGCTGACATAACACCTTCGAGTGTATCTTTACCCAAATCAAGAATACCTTTTCCTTTTAGATGATCAGCACCAATATTTTTCACATGACGAATCATGAATGATGGAATTTCTTCTCCGTTTACTTTAAAATGTTCTATCAATTTATCATCCAATTCTGTATAAACATTAGATGCTAAATGTAATCGATCACCATCCAACACTGGGAAGACCTCACCTTGAAGCAAATAAGTATTAGTCATTAATTTAATGAACTCAGACTGTGTAAGATAATTGTTTGGATTTTTTAAAACTTTAAGAGCTGAATCATTTTTAATTTCCTTACCGTCTTTGTCTTCCACAATAATCTCAGCCAACATCATTTGATTACTTATATCTTGTAGCAATTCATAAACATCACTAGATTCCAAGATATGATCATCACCTGCATATCTACCACCATAACGAACAACGTTATTGAAAATATCTTCAAACAAACCGCGCTTTTCAGCCTGTCTAATTAAAAAATTTGAAAACCTATCCCTTAAACCCAATTTCTCACCGCCTTTCAATTAACGAACGTTAAAATGATCCTAAACAAGTTTTCGTTCGCATTTTAACTCCATTTTTTCTTTGGCCAAAATTTTATAGTTCGTATTTATCTATAAATATCATCTAAATATTCATCGTACTCTTCATCTGGAATAGTATCTTCCATCATATTCAATGTTTCTTTATGACCAATCAACATGGCCACAAACCCATCTATATGCTCCGGTGATTTACGTTTAGATGGTGTTTTTAAATTATTAATGTTTGTAATTATTTTCGCATTACTTGCACAAAAAATAAGTAAAGGATTATCTGTTTTAATTCGATCCTGGAGTAATAATATTTCAAAGTCATCAAACGGTTCATTCATATGAGTTGGATACTGTGGAACTTCTACACATTGAATCCCTAGCATTTCCCACTTTTCAACGAGTTTTTCAGCAAGTGCTGGGTCATAGTTTATTTGACGTAAATCAAATTTCTCGAATACCCATTCCACATACTGATTTACCATTTCTTCATCAACTGTTTTTCCAGGACAAATTGTCACAAATTCTTTTTCAGCTAACGCCCGATAAGGAACATTTCTTTGCTGCTCTTTATCTTCAATTCCAAACTCCGGAATAAAGTACATTTGCTTAACGATTAATATCGCATTTCCTTCATCATCGTATGTTGGAATATTTATTGATACACAAGTTAAATCCGTGCGTCTTGATAAGTCCACACCGACAACACAAGTTAATCCTTCAATATCACCTAAATAGTCCACAAGCATTTTATCCAGTTGGTCTTTATCGAAATATGTTTCGGCATAATTTACGAATACATCCAAATGCTTTGATAAGAATTCCGCCTTATTAAAGCTATTGTTTTGAGCTTCTTTAAATGCATTCTCAAGAAACTCCATGTTAACCGATACATCCATATTTGGATTAACCATTCGCCAAACGTCACGGTCTGTCCAATCAAACTTTTTGTTTGGCTCATAGATCATCATGAACCAGGAATCATCTTTATCATCCTTCAAAACTTCTTTTGCATAGGTATAAATTTGGGTTCCAAGTGAGCCTGTATTCTTTCCTGCTGTGGAAGTGATGATGTTGAGTGGTTCTTCTTGAGCAATTTGTGCTGAACGTAAGTTATCGTATTGTTCACGGTCCATTTGAGCATGGACTTCATCAAAATAATTGATATACGGGTTTTTACCTTCGTTACCAGCATTATCTTTCGTAAGAACTTTAATTACATTTGCATATTTAATATCGTCTTCCACAAATGTGTATTTAACCGACTTAATCGTATCTTCTTTGCCTTTATAGATACGCGTATCCGGACGTAAATCAGGACTGTTTTCAATCGTTAAAGCAATCGGACCAGCTGCATTTTGACATTGTTCGAAAGTATTAGCGGAAATATAACAGTCAGCGCCTTTTACACCTTCTCCGTACATCGCATAAATGACTGGTGAACCGCCCATAATTGTTTTTCCGTTTTTCTTTGGAACCTGCAAATAAGCCGTACGAATTACTCGCACCGCTTTACCATCTTCATTATATTTTTGCCAACCATAAATGTTAGCAAAGTAAAACTTTTGCCAGGACTCTAAAATTAACGGCTGCCCTGCCCATTTACCTTTTGCATGTTTTAAGAATGTTTCAGTGAAATAAATCATTGCATTTGCTTTTTCAACATCAAACCAAATATCTTTTCGTTTCTTCCATTTCTTATATCGTTTGATTGCCAATTTAATAGAATCAGGATATAAGTGTGGGGCTGCATCTACTTCCAAAACGAATATATCAGCGTAATTTGTTTCAAAATCAATCATCGATTCAACCTCTGCCTAAATTGCAATAATTTGTTGTTATCAGTAGGCTCCTTGGACTCTTTCTCTGCTTTTCCCTTTTCGAGAAGAACCCCACTTTTTTTAATTAAATCTTTGTTTTTCCCGTCCAGTCCTAATTGCCCCAAATACTTTGCTTTTTGCTTAGACCAAACTTCAACTTGTTGAGCCAATGGATGCTTTGATTCTTTCACATCACCATTTACATTCTTTGTTTTTTGGACTGTTGGAAAGTTGGAATTCTTCCACAATCCATATTTGACGCTGTATATCTCGACTGCATCAAGATAAACTTCAATCAATGGATCGAGCGCTGGCGAATAAGTTCCGGCTTCAACCAAAACATTCATAATACGCTGCGCTTCTAATTCTTTTTTCTTTTCAGCTTCAATTACGACCTTCGATTTTCTGGCCATTCCTTAAATCACCACCTAAAAAAACGAATTTTTTTTCAAAAAACCATTTTGAGGTGCGCGTTTGCACCCCCACTCCCTATCCCCCCATAAGGCCAAAGTTTCTTTTTTCGATAGGGGGGCTTATAGTTTCCAGTCGAACTTTTTCTTTTCCTGGTATTTTTCATTTGTTTCTCTTTCTACAATCGGATGACACTTAGAACAAAGCGTATCAATATTATCTGAATCTAATCTTAATGAAGGATTGATTTTAATTGGAACAATATGATGATGATGTGCTTGCTTACCAAACACAAACCTTCCACATCGTTGACACAATCCTTTGTCTCTTTGATAACAGAATGACTTTAAATCTTGCCAGGCTTTTGTACGATAGAATGATCTGTTCTTTGAATACACAACTGTCTTCTTCTGTTTACGTTTATGATTGAGACAATATCGTCCTTTATCGATTAATGTCTTGCAGCCTTGTTCAGCACAGTACTTCATGATAGTAAATCAATGATGTCTTCTTTCTTTTTAACATCAGCTGGAATCTCAACATTAATCGATGCAGCATAATCATGTAATTGTTTCACTGTCATACCATTTAAATTAACTACTTTCTTATCAGGTTCACTTGATAAGTCCATGCCCAGGATCATACTCTCAGGATTAACAGTGACTTCAAATCCTGGTTCTTCACCAGTTGGTACAAACAAACTTCGCTTTTCTTTGTTATCCCAATACTCTGTACCAGATATTGTTTTTCTAATTTCAGTAATCATTTACATTCACTCCTTCTATGTACTTTCTATATAATAAAAAGCACTCACATAAATGAGTGCTTAACCTTAATTTTAACTTCTTAACGACTGTTCTTCAGCTTCCTGGACTAGTTGATCCAGTTCTCCTACATAATAATCGTAGAAATCATCTTTCTTTTTTGTATCAGAGCATATCAATGTTGGAAGTGTGTTGGACCTTCCTTTCATAATTCTAGTATCAACAACAATTACTTGATCATCTATTCTATAAATAGACCTTGAAGGAAAAGATTCATGGAAATATAATTTCAGTTCACTTTGGGTAGCTTTCCTTCTTCTAGGATCTTTTTTTTCATATATTTCTTCCCATAATTTCTTAACTTCTTCGATTTTTGCTTTCAACTCATCTGAAGTAATACCATATTGGTGAGCTAACGCTGGTAGAAACTTAGAATTCGGTGACATTAAAAAAACTCTAATTTTGCAATTAGAATTTAATAATCTATTCACAAAGTGATCATGATTATTTCTAGTCCATGTTCCTCCGTAAGTATGGAACACATCTATATTACTTTTAGCTTTTTTGATATAGTAACCATAATCAACTTCAGAAATATTTAATAACGTTTCATCGATACCAGTCTTTTGTATATCTTCTTTTAATTTGAGTTTTTTAAAGATCATTTCTACCAAGTTATCCTTCGTATAATACTCACTAACTGCTGTGACGACTCCAGATATAAGTAATGCCGCACCGATATTACTCAAAATTGCTTTCAATACCGTTGGACCAGTAATAAGCTCTGAAAACCAAAATAATAAGCAGCTAGCAACAGTAATTGACAATATTACTATTATATTTTTAAAACTATAGCTATTTTTAGATTTAAACACTTAATCGCCTCCTAGTATTCATTTTAACTAGGAGTATTCACTTTACTATATATTTCGTTCGACATTAATCGACAAAAAATCCTGACACACTTAAGTATCAGGACTTATATAAACTCAAATAAAGCTTATATGCAAAACTCTATGCTATTACTATAATTCATTTTTTCAATGGTTTGTATAATGATAACTTACCTTAAGTAAATGTTAAGTTCTATTTGAGTACTCAACCTTTTCTCGCATGGCAGCATGTTTATTATAAATATATTGCGAACTGTAATTTAGTTCTTCAGCAATCTTTTCTAATGTCATGCCTTCCACATATTTAAGATATGCAATTTTATGTTCCAACCCTTTGAAGGTATTAATTAATTTTTTCAGTTTATACATGTCATTCATCTTATGTGCTAATTCGTATTCAATTGCTTCAATACGTTCTTCTACCTTTGCACCTTCTGATTCAGCAGTTAAACGTATATCTTGCAAATCACCACTGACCCAGCGTTTTAATTCAGCTTTTGTTTTATCTAAGTTGTAATCTAGATATGCAACTTCTTGTTCTAATTTTTGATAATCTTTTAGCCAATTAAACAAATTTGGATTCACCTCTTTCATTTCTCTACCCAAATAAAAAAGGCACAAGGCATACGTTTAATACGTATATCTTGTGCCCTCCAGAAGACTGGTCGGACTCTTTAATTTACTTTTAAATTAAGATCTGAAATTGTAAATTCTTTTGCTAATTCATTTTGATATTTCTCAAAGAACTCAATTTCTATTCCTAAAAGATTAGATAAAAATTCAACATCAACCATTAGTAAATCTAAAAGCGCTCCTAACGATAAATATTTTCTATCAAATAAGAGTTGTAAAATACTTCTCACCTTACCAGGTTTCATAACTTTTATCTCTTCATCAAGAGGCTCTCTTATTTTATACCCTTGTCTATTTAATTTAATGTTAAAATATCTATACTTTTGATAATCAAGTAAACCAAGTGAATGTGCTCTATATGCCATCGCTTGAATTGATACAACCCATTTCTTTTTTAAATCAATGTATGAATCAGGGGATGACATTTTGATGAGCATACTAAAATCCTCAGTAAATTCTTTTTCAGGCAGTAAAAATGCTCCAGCGAATAAATTTGCTTCTTGTTCATATTCCCTATGTGATTTATTGTCTAATAAAGAAAATTCAACTTTATAATGTAACAGTAAGTGTCCTAATTCGTGAGCCAAGTCAAAATTTCTTCTAGCAGCAGACTTTTTCAAATTTCCCAACATAATAAAAGGGCGTTCATCTTCTGACCACAAACTATAAGCATCTATTTTTTCCCCTATAGCCTTTTCAAAGATAAATGCACCTTTTTTTTCAAGCATAAATAATAAGTTCATATTGCTTTTATTTCCTATATTTAAAAAGTCTCTAGCTATACTAGCTGCTTTCTCAATTTTTACTTTTCGTTCTTCACTTGAATTATTAAGATATTCAATAATCTTATCTCTTAAAATAACTATTTCATTTGGAGGGTAATACAATTTCTTTTCAATAATTTTTAAAAAGGAATTGAGATACTCAATATTTTTTGCTTCACTTTGATTTTTTTGGGCACTATTCATTACTTCTGCTCTATATGCAATATGGCATTGCTGTACATTCGTATTTCCATTTTTAGTAAGGATATCTTCAGAGTAAAAGTATTTACTCTTTACCCCAAAGATATTTTTCATTTTATTTATAACTTCTAACTTAGGAGACATATACCCGTTCTCATATTGCCAAATAGCTTGTTCTGTAATATCCAACATTTCGGACAGTTGTTTCCTTGTATAGCCATGGAGAATTCGAATGTTGGTCAAAGTTGTACCAACAAACATGTATATCTACCTCCTATATAATACTAACTTCGACTATCATCATCATTATTTGTTTGTTCTCGATCCAGTTCTTCCTCGTGGAAAATATCAAAGTCAACAGCCGCAGGTGAATCGTAGTTATAATCCAGTTCATCACTTTCTAAAACAGTGATATCCACATCGTCAAAGTCCACTGAGCTATTATTAATTAATTCCGTTAAATCGTCAACTAAATATGCTTTTTCATCATTAGGATTCGGCATCCAAACTAATATTTTTGAAATCATAAATGCTTCATCAATCTCATAAGTTACAATGTAAAATTTATTATATTCCTTTTGCAGCCTACTCACATCTGTATCCTCTAATGATTTCAATGTATTATCATCGAAAATGGATAAAATCTCCATACCTTCCGTATCTTCTGTGAATAAATCAGGAGTTGCTGGAAATTCAATATTATAATTTATTCTAGATAGTTTCTTTAAATAGTTTTCATCATTTTTCTTTCTTTGTTTCCTTCCATTAATCCCCTTACCACCTGGAAAATTCTCTTCATTAAAGTACTTAGCATTCTTGACAATGAACATGCTCTTGTCTTCAAAATCCGAAAATTGTAAATATCCCCAAGTATAACCCGCTCTAGCCTTTTTATACTCAATTCCTACTCTTTCACATTCTCTTGCTGTTTGGTCATCAATGTGATTTCCTTTCACCCATGCATATGCATCACTAATTAGCATTGTTCGTTGTTTTTCATTTCGTTCATGAATATAACTTTTATATCCATTTAAAATCCCATCAACAATTACCTGGTTTACATCTAAGTTAAAAGTATATTCTTGCATCTCCTATCCCTCTTTCTATTTTTATAGTATGTAATATACTTAATTATATATCATATTCTAAAAAATTAAAGAAAAAGTGATAAAAACCAAAAAAAATTAAAGTTAGAATTCTTCACCCTCCTCTCGTTTCATTCTTTTAACTCTTCCTTGATGTGTAATAATTCTATATTCACCGTAGATCGGCAACTCTCTCACTTTTGCTTTTCCATTTGATATAATTACTATGCAATCTTTCTTAATATCCAAAATGTCTATTTCTAATTTTGTTGTTCCCGGATTTATTTCAATATCTCTGCTTCTCAAAATAACACTCCTCTTCTTACTTAAATAATTAATCATTTTTATTAATTACCCTTTTATCCTAAGCCAAAGCCTAGGACAAATATTTATTCAGCAATCGTTTCTCCATCAACAATCTTTAATTGACCAGAAGCAACATCCGTGGTTCCATCAGGATTAACGCTATATTCAACACCTTCATGCGGTTCTTCATAAAACTCATCAATGGACATTTGAGAAGGTTCAAGAATAATATCAACATTTCCACCAGCGAAAGGATAAAGCTGATTTACTACGCCTTTCGCATCACTTTTTACATTTAATTTAATTGCTGTTTTCTTGCTATCACGTTGAATATTTGCGAACTCCGCACCGATTGGTTCAACTTCACTTTTCTCCACAGTTAGATAGACAATAGTACCTGGCATTTTTAATAGATCATCAGCATGTGGCAATTCATCACTTAATACATGGAACATTAAAACTTCCTTTTTATCATCCTTTTGCATTTTCTTGAATAATACGTTCAATTGAATTTTAGTCATGGCTTATTTCTCCCTTAATTGTTTTAGTTTTCGTCATATGACGCCTTTTTTTAGATACTCACGAGCCATATATAAAAAATGATGGTATATGTAATTACCTGTTGTAGCTGGCTCAATAAATACCGTTGAAAATCCGTATCGTACTTCAAACGTTTTTAAACTACCAAGTAACGCTTCTGGTTTGTATTGACTTATATACTCACCTTTTAATATTTTGTGATAGCCTTGTAGATCTTCCACAAGTAGAACAAATGGATGTTTGGCAGCACGAATCAATTCATTTTCAAATCTTGTACGATCTTTAATGGATTGAACCAATTCGTCTACACCGTTTTTACGTTCTACCCCAGCGCTAAAATAAATATCTCTTGTAATGCCCATTTCAGGATTTTTAGGAATTACCGCTGAATAATCGGCTGTATCAATTTTTCTAAGTCTGAATTTAACATCCTTTTTACGGAAATAATCAAGTACATGTTGATTTTTCTGTTCCCTTGTATCTACCATGATTTCTAATGTATCCAATATTTCCTTCAATTCTTTTTCTGAATATCGATAATGAATTGCTGGCATTTATTTCACCTTCCTAAAATGCAACATTGCACGATTGAATATTTCTTGTGAAAGCTCGTCCGTTAATTTATTTTCATAGTTGGTCACAGATTCTTTTACATATAACCAACCATTAAGTGAGAAGTTTAACGTTAATTCCATAACCAATCTTGCTGCAGCTTCATCATGATTAAACCAATCATTAATTTTTGGATTCATGTCTTGCTCAACACCGATAAAAAAATTAATAATTTTATCTATCGTTTGTTTTACCGCATGATCCTGGTCCAAATAATTCCCTTGCAAATATTTAATAATACGTAGCTTGTATTCTTTAATAACTGATTCAATTTCAGGAGCAACCTTTTCATGGTTCTCAATGTATAAATCATTTCCATCAAGCACGAGCTTCGCTCCCATCGATTGAACATCAGCACATATCTGTTTTGGATGCATATTACACCTCTTTTTCTAAAAGGGTTATCGAGGGTTACTAAGTTTTTTATTCAGTAACCCTATACAAAACCAGTCATATTAAGGGTTCAAGGCTCATTTTGATAGCTAGGGTTACTAAGATTACCTGTGTTTCTATTAAGGCCTATATATATATATTATTTTTTTATTTATTTATTTATTTTCTTATAGGCTGTTATAGAAAAATCAGTAACCCTCAGTAACCCATAAGCTATAAACATTGATATAACAACATTTATAAGGGTTATTTAAAAAACAGTTCAGTAACCCTTAGTAACCCCAAATCAAACTTTTTTCCTATTTATAGGAGTTATGTTACTGTTTCTCTCTTTTTCATCATTTGAGAATAAATTTGCGCCAGCAAACTCATTTAATGTAATTCCATGAATGAAAGTCTTATTTTTTGATCCTTTTTCCTTTTTAAATCCACGTACTTCTAACTGACGATAAAAAGCACGATTCTTTAAATCCATTTCATTATTTTGATAGCACCATTTTGTATAATTTTCATAAAGTAACTTCGCTTCAACTCTTGCTGTCGAATACACCGCACAATTCTCATCGATAAATGGCCCAAGTATATCCATGTCTTCACGATATTCGGCTGTTGCTGCCTTCACGGCTTCAGGAGCGCGCAACCCTTCAGCCTGCCACTTCATGCACCCTTCCACAGCCCACCGTAAAACGCCTGGCATTTCTTTTGCTAATTTATCAGGCAGATCATAATCAATCTTGTCTTTTGGTATCGTTACGGTAAATGGAATAAGCATAATCCTTCTCCATATACCTTCATCTGAACCTTTTACAATTGGCTTATGATTGGTAGTGAAAAACACTTTAAACTCTGGTGTAAATTCGAAGTATTCCTGACGTAAGAAACGAGCTGACATTTTCTCTCCACCAGTGATTTGTTTAACCAGGGCTTCAGATAATTGTTGCCCCTCTTCACTCTCGACAGCTGATACAAAACGTGCTCCATCTAATCTGGCCACATCGTTATTGATTCCTGAATCATTTCTCTTTTTTAAGAAAGTGTCACTGTTTGTCTGTCTTCCATAATCACCGAGTAGATCCTGGATGATATTAATAAAAGTAGACTTACCATTTCGTCCATTACCGAATAAGAAAAACATTACTTGCTCTTTTGTTACACCGGTTAATGAATAACCTATTGCTTTTTGCAAATAATTAATAAGCTCATGATCCGCTTCACCGGTATGTGTTTTAAAAATACTTTCCAAGAAAGCTTTCCAGTTTGGACACTCAGCATTTCTGTCATACTTGATTGGAGAAATCTTTGTTAATAACAAGTCACGGTCATGCGGTAATAATTCACCAGTCTTTAAATCGATAACTCCGTTATCACAATTGAATAGAAAGCTATGAGAATCCAATTCTTTCTTTTTCACAGATACCATCGGTCTTACATCCAATATGCTATTTATCCTAATTGACCGTCTTTCACACTTCTTAGCCCAATCATGCAGTAACTTTGATTGATATTTATCTTCTGTAGCCTTTGCTTCCCCATATATAGCTCTAAGTGTTTTGGCCGTGATAGCTTCAATTTGTCTCTTACTATCCTCATGCCAATGCTTGCCGTTCCATATAAGCCATTCCAACTCATTACAATAACGAACATTCTCGCCATGATAATATGCAATACGTTCTGCATTTCCTAGCTCAGTTAAATGAAACTTTGGTGCTTCATCAATAATTTCCTCAGTATCTTCAATTAAGTTATCAGAAATATAAACTTCATATTTTTTCTCTTCAGGCGGTTCATAATCAGCTATTGTGGAAGGAGTTGAAAGAATTGCTGTATCAATTGTCATTTGGCCATATGTACGGCCATCACTTGAATGTGGTTTATCCCATTTCTCACGAAGTAAGGAAGACTCTCTAAACATTGAATCCATCTTTGCAGCATCTTTATCCGTCCAAAATGCTAAATGATTACATAAGGCCATATCAGTTGAAGAGTGGTCTTCGTTTATCAACATGCCCTGGAATAAATCTTTAATGGCTGCACCGCTTTTACTATCAAACATTCGCTCCCATAATTCTGCATTCGATAGACTAGTAATATCTTCTCTTTCGAATGAAGTAGTATTTTGTTTCTTTTCGGGCTTTGGCTTTTCTTTCAAATACTTCTCAAATAAAACTTTCAATTCTTCTGTTCTATCTTCCACAGGAACTTGATCCAGGCAATTACCGGTGAAAGTAAAATAGCGTCCATGTCTGTACACTTCTAATCCGATATCAACATTTTTCCGTCCTGTACCTGGTCCTTTTAATGGCAGCTTACCTTTTGCAATGATGTGGATACCATCACCACTTGGTGAGTATTCCGTGTAACTATTTACGATTTCAATAACATCCTCAGCTAAACTTGTAAGAGCACCTTCCTGAATACAATGGTCAATATCTATCCCAATGAATGGATCGTCCTTTGAAAACATGAACCCAATTCCGTCATAATCTCCTTGTTCATAGAATTTTATGATTGTCGGAAACGTTGACCAACTCCGTTTATTATTTGATTGAGCCATTTCCCCATTGATTTGATAAGGAACTTTTGTTTTCTTACCGTTTCTTACTTCTGACCGCCATAAGATCCAATGAGGAGTGTTTTTAAGCTCTGCCGGTATTTGATTAAATTTATATCTCATTTGATTTTCTCCCTTTGGAAAAGGGAGCCGTTAGTAGCTCCCTCCTATTTGAATCTTGTTAATTAATTTTTAGAATGGTACATCATCATCTGAAATTTCAACGTTAGTACTTGGAGCTGCTACTTCAGAAACCTTAAATCCTTTTACCTCCGGATATTTTTTACCGTTATATTCACGCTCACCTACTACTAATCGCAATGGTTTATTCAGGAATGTATCAGCCCATTCCTTATAGCTGCTAAATTGCATTCCATCCGGGAATTGTGCTGCCTTTGATGCTGCTTGGAATCTCCACATTGCTTTTTCTGTAACCGTAAAATTATCAAACAGAATCTTTTGACCTTGGAATGGTTGGTCCACATCGCTGCGAATCTCGTAATCAACGATTACTCGGTTATTGCCTGACTCTGCTTGCTTTAATTCATAATTAACAACCATTACTTCATATTCACCTGGCTTAATTACCTCAAATTCTGCTGCTTGACTGTGATCTACTGTAAACATTATTTTTCCTCCTTAGTTTTAAAAGCTTGTAATCTATCTAAAGCAGCATTTAAATACTTAAGATTGAAATCTTGGAGTTTTTGTTTTGTTTTAAACTCAATTTCATCTAACATCTTCGCTGCTGCATCACTGGATTCAACAATTTCTATAATTTTTGCAATAAGAGCATTTCTTTCATTCTCTTGCTCCGCTCTTACATCCACACCAAGTTCTAACCATTTATAAATGATTGCACCATGCTCTGGCTTAATTAATTCACCATTTTCATTTATTAAATTAGAATTATCCTTAGTTGGTGTAGCTGTATGATTTTGCTCCATACGTAGAACAATCATGAATTCGTACTCCAAATCATCTTTCTGAATTGGTTTTAATCCTAATTTACGGATTTGAAGCTTATCATTATCATCACGCTCAGCTTGATATTCTTGCTTAGTACGTAACGTAGCAATAATATGAACATCATTTTCTGTAAGTGATTTAATGAACTCTTTAATGACCGGCTTCATTGTTTTCCAATCTTGAAAACGGCCTCCTAAATCTTGCTGCTGGTCCAAGATACCTCCGATACCTTCCCAAGCATGTGAAAGACTATCTGCAATAACAACCTCACAACCACTTTTCTTTAATAATTCAATCGCTTGTTGGTATCGTACTGTGGAATATGGAGCATCAAGTTCAACATATTTAAAGCTACCAATCTTGTAACCTTTAATTGTATTGTTTGCATAAAGAAGCGAACGTTTATGTTCCGTATCGATAACACCAATCTTCTTCCACAATTCTTCTTCTGGTAAATCAGGATAAGCTTCTTTCATCATTCCATATGCAAGGATTAAGGAGGTTAATGTTTTACCTCCGCCACTTGCACCGAATAAGGCTATACAAGCTTTCAGCTTTTCACGTTGTGCATCTGTTACTTTTAACGACATGCTTTACACTCCTTTTCCCAACCTATTCTTTAACATCTAATTCTGTAGCTTTATTTTGCAGACTCTCTAGCATTTGTGGGATATTGAGCCTTTGAATAATATCAACGGATAGCTGTTCTTTTAGATTGTTTTCAAGCGCCTTGACTATCGTTTCTTCTGCATCTTTTCTTGCAGTTTGAATCATCGTGCTAACTTTAGAAGTAAGCTCCTTAGCAAGATAGTTTTGAATAAAATACTCACTTATGGATAACTTTCTATCACCTGAATACTTAGCCTCTCGGCCATTTTCATCAAGTGTTTTTTCAGTCAGATATCGTTCATACCTCATACCAATAAACTCACTGATCGGCATTAATTCCACTTCTGATCCCCAACCGCTTTTCTTATATGGTATTTTTAAATCATCGATTTTCTTTTCCAAGGCTCCATGAATAAAATTATCTACAACCTCATTTGCTTTTTCCTCAACTTCACGTTCAATTTTTGCTAAAACCTTTTGTTCTGCTTTTTGAATCAGTCTGTCCTGTAAGCCAGTTATAACTTGACTTTTGATTAAATCATCAAGATTTTCGCCTTCTTCTAACCAATCTACATCTAATTCAATTTTTACTTTAGCCATTTTTATTAAACCTCCACACTGTAAGAAATAGATTCAGATTTAACCGTAACCCCTGGAACAATTTGTCCATCCTCATCCACAACTACTTTTTCACCGCTGATTTCTACAATCTTTAATTTCTTCTTGAAATCAGCCCATTTGACTTCTGTTTTTAAGCAATCATCAAGCTCATTTTCAATGGCATATTGAAGTACCTGGGCTTTATCTTTTTGCTCCGGCGCTTCACTACTCTTACGAGCCTTTGATTTACCATAAGGCGTACTAATTGTTTTCTGTTTTGGATCCACTGCAAGTTGTTCCATATGATAACGTCGAATATGAGTTTCAAAGAATGAAATATCATTGTGGATAGGTTTCAATTCACTTTGCTCCCATTGTGTAATACGATCACGTTCAACATTTGCTAGTGTCGTAATTTCTTTTTCCTTTGCTTTAAGCGCTGAAATTTTACGAAATGCCCAATTCAAACCGTTAATATCCGTAACCTCAAATTGTTGCTCCGCATCTTGTAATTCATCAACTTCCGCTAATTCAATTTCTTGTAATGAGTTCATCGATATTACCTCCAAAGATATTTTTTATTTGTTCTTCCGTGTGGATAGAATAATAGGTTATGCCGTTTCGCTTGAAGTTAGCTCGAAAAGGATAATCAGAACACTCACGTGTTACTACTTCTAAATCCCCTTTTTCGTTAAGGAGTTCTTCAAATAATTCATCAGTTACTTGTACTTCATTCCCAAAGGTATTCAAGACTCCAATATCTCTTGCTGCATTAATAGCCTGTACATGTTCTTCAATCGCTTTAATATCCATTAAAATTCCGCCACCCTTTCATACTCCACAGTTTTGCGAATTACTTCTCCACCGACATCATTAGCTACTTGCTTTGATTTTTCATATTCAAATTCCATTGCATTTTTGGGTAACCTCGTTACCATTAGTGGTTGTGGATGGCTAACAAACAAATTACCTACACTTACTAGATATGTAGTTTTAGTTTTTAATTGTTTATCCATTACGTTTCTCCTAATCTATAAATTTGAAATTATACGAGTTACACCAGTAGTCCGATGGACCAAATGCAATTCCTGATTTACTTTCTTAAAAATCAACCAATCATGTGGATTTAAATTATGTGATTGAATATGAATCTTTTCACGTTTGTTCGGCTTTTTACCGTTCTTCAAGATATAGTCTCTCCTTTACACGAAATCAATTCATGCTATAATGACCTCAACATGTGTTTTTATTAGACCGTCAGCCCCAACTGGCGGTTTCTCCTTTTATACAGCTCGAAAGCATTCAACATTTTGTTCCGCAATTAAGTAATTCGTTAGATTTCCTTCAAGCACGGCATTCTGTCCGAACATAAAATACTTATCATCTTGCTTAATTTCACAACCATAGAAATCTTCAATTGGATGATCAGGTTCTTTGGTAGATTCCTTTCCACCAATGTCTTCCACAAATATTGCATCGATATTACTCACACTAATGTGAAATGGTACCTTCGTAGCCGCACCTTCATATTCAATTCCTGATAAAAATCCAAAACTATTTTTAAATGTTTTAAATTGCTCTACTGTAAAAATTGCTTTGGCACCTGATTTAAAAACTAATGTTACTTCCTTCAATTAACTCACCTCCCTTCGAGATGAAACCTTACGGTTCATTTCGTATATATTTCGCTTCGCTTCTAATTCCATAGCAAGTAGTAACGCTGGATTATTACGCATCTCAGCACATTGCTTACGTACTTGAGATGCTTTCATTAATCTACTTGCGGATAATACTCCGTTCATCATTGGTCACCTCTTTTTTCTTTTTTTCAGCCTGACGAGCTGCTAAAATACGAGGAACTGAAGTTTTCATGAAAAACTCAGCCATTTTTAACGCCGTTTCCTCACTTGGCGGATTATCCAATATAGTTCGTTCCATCCATCTCACCATCCGCCTCATAAACTTCATGTTTCATGAAGTTGGTTGGTAAAAAAATTTCCTCAATCCCTTTACCGAATCTCTGAGCAATTAAAAACATCTCATTAGCTTTAAATTGAGTAACTCCATATTCTTTATTAACATAAGTTCTCTTATCTACACCTATTAACTCAGCCATATCCTGCTGAGTTAACCTATTATACATACGTAAAGACACCAGTTTATCTTGCAAAATAATTCACCTCACTTTCGACAACTTCATATTACATGAAGTTATGACATAATTCAACAATTATTTTCATATTTTATGAAATTAAATATTATTTTTCTTATTTCATGAAATTTTTAGTTTAAAACTTCATGAAATATGATATAATAGATCCAGAAAGGAGGTGGAACTTCATGAAACAAGACGTTTCTAAATATGTAGGTCAACAAATTAAAAACTTTAGGAAACTAAAGAAAATGACCCAAAAAGAATTAGGATTACGAATAGGAAAAAAACATAATACAATTTCATCTTATGAAAATGGGACAAACGAACCTGAACAAGATGTATTATTTGCAATAGCACAAGCATTGGATATATCAATTAATGATTTGTTCCCACCAACAAATGAAGTGTATAAACCAAATACTCCAACTATTTCTTTAGTACGTGAATCTTCATATACTTATGTTCCAACTGCAATTTCAGCTGGTTTACCTCTAGAAGTTGATGGAATGACAGAAATGGATTTGGAAACTATACATATTCCTGATACATTAATGGGGAAATGGGCTGGTAGAGAAGATATTTTTATGACTCGTGTTAATGGTGACTCGATGAATAAAGTTATACCACATACCTCTTTGATTGCCGTAAAAGAAGTTGCTTTAGAGGAACTTTACGATAATGACATAGTTGTTTTTAGTAACGGCTGCGATTATTCTGTAAAACGTTTCTTTAATGATAAGCAAAATAAACGATTAATATTCCGACCGGATTCATATGACAATCGTTTCTTTGATTACACAGTTCCTTATGAAGATGCTGCGAATATAAAAATACACGGTAAAGTAGTAATGTACGTAGCTACATTAAACTAATACCTATATCAATTAAATCTTTAGCGCTAGGAATTTAATGGACAGCCCGTACAGCTGTCCTCTTTTTAAAAGGAGAGATAAATAGTGACTGTTGGAATTTATATAAGAGTAAGCACTGAAGAACAAGTACGGGATGGTTTCTCTATTTCAGCTCAACGTGAAAAGCTAAAAGCATATTGCGTGGCACAAGACTGGGATAATTTCAAATTTTATGTAGATGAAGGCGTATCAGCAAAGGATACGAATCGCCCACAATTAAGCATAATGTTAGACCATATCAAAAAAGGATTAATTAATACTGTTTTAGTTTATCGTCTAGATCGTCTAACACGTTCTGTTATGGACCTTTACAAGCTACTAGATACATTCGATAAATACAATTGTGCTTTTAAATCAGCAACAGAAGTTTATGATACTTCCACGGCTATGGGGAGGATGTTTATTACAATTGTAGCTGCATTAGCACAATGGGAAAGAGAAAATTTAGGTGAACGTGTAAGAATGGGACAATTAGAAAAGGCTCGCCAAGGAGAATATTCAGCAAAGGCCCCATTTGGATTTGATAAAAATGAGTATAGCAAATTAATTATAAATCTAGAAGAAAGCAAAGTAGTTTTAGATATGGTAAGAAAAATTGAAGAGGGTTACTCTATCAGACAACTCGCCGACCATTTAGACGGCTATATTAAGCCCATAAGAGGTTACAAATGGCATATACGCACCATATTAGATATTCTTTCTAATCACGCCATGTACGGAGCGATAAGGTGGTCTAATGAGATAATAGAGAATGCGCACCAAGGAATCATTACGAAAGATAGATTTATGAAGGTTCAACAACTACTTTCTAGTCGCCAAAATTTTAAAAAACGTAAAACCACTTCTATCTTCATTTTTCAAATGAAATTACTTTGCCCAAATTGCGGAAATCATTTAACTTGTGAAAGAGTAATGTATCATAGAAAAAAAGATAATCAAGATATTGAACATAATCGATATCGTTGTCAGGCTTGTGTTCTAAATAAGAAAAAGGCTTTTTCCTCAAGTGAAAAAAAAATAGAGGTAGCCTTTTTAGATTACATTGAAAAATACAGATTCAAACAGGTACCGAAATTTCAAACAGAAGACAATGAAATTGATATCTTAAAGAAACAATTATCTAAAGTAGAACGACAAAGAGAAAAGTTTCAAAAAGCATGGTCAAACGATCTAATGACAGATGAAGAGTTTGCCAATCGAATGAAAGAAACGAAGCAAGCGCTAGAATCGATAAAAGAAACGTTGAAATCTTTAAGTTCCAATGAAAACGAAAATATAGATGATAATGCTATAAAAGAAATTATAAATAATATTAAAAGTACTTGGTCATATTTATCATCTAATGAGAAAAAACAATTTATGAATATGTTCATAGAGAATATCAAAATTGATAAAAAAGACGGAGTTACAGAAGTATTAGATATAGAATTTTATTAG